CACATGATGATACAGTTACCTAAGGATGTGTTAAGATCCCCAGATGAACGTGTGCCATGCATTTTGAACTTCACCATACCGTCATCACAGAACGCCCTTCCACCATTAATCTCCTGCCACCGCAGTAACTCTTTGAGCTCACTCGACTGCGGGAAGATTGATGTGTAAACCGAATGTTCGTACCTTAGTGCGGGAACAGATGTGTGCATGTCAAACTTGGACGCATCTAATCCTACAGCTACTGGGTTGAGAAACCGTGACCACTTCTCCTTGATCACACCTGCGGCTTCTACGACATTCAGTCCCTTAATCACTGTATGCGGAGTGTGTGCGCCGAACGCCACATTAATCCCTTTGTATACACGCTTCTCTAAAAATTTCAAATACTTGCCAAGGGTTAAGTTGTAGCGCGCGTCGCGCGGATTGATGACTCGGGGGACCTTGCCCAAGTCAATCTTTTCGTACTTAGCAAACGAGTGCAAGATGGAATCATTCTTGCATATCGGTGTGATCATCAATGACTCATATGCTCGCTGATAGATGCGACGCTTTGCGCCTGTGTACGCTTCAACGACACGTTGAAGGGAAACAACAGGGGCATCGCCGCAAATGCGAACCACGATGTCCTTGAACGATACTAACCAAATATTACGTTTGTAAGTACGCGGTCTCACGTGAAGTGCTGGCTCAAATCCATCCTTTGTTTTACATAGGAAGTATCTCTCTTCGAAAGCTCGCCCAATCACGTCGATTGTGTTGTTGTACACACCGAGAGTGTGTGTTGGTCCCAAGTCGCGTATAACAACGAAACTACGCTTCTTGGCTGCCTGCCCATTCGGTATTAGCTCGAGCACCCCACGACACCTTGAAAGGTCATGACCGACCATCTCAGTATCGTGTCCAGCTAACCGAACAGGGCGCCCCTAAGTTAGAGGCGTAAACATTGGCTGTGGGTCATTGAGATCCAGCAGCCAACGCTGAAACCTACTCATCCGTCTATGCGACGTCTCTACACGGTAGTGGACGTCCTCGTTAAAGTAACAGCTTATTATGGATGGTAGGTGTGCCACGGCATCGACTTCGCGCACCGAATATTTCCTCATGAGACGCAGCGCTTCGCGTTCCACGATTAGTTGGTTGCCTGAGATGCTACTGGGCAGCTGTCCTAACCGTGAGCGAAGCTCAATGACGACGGACGCAGCAAACCGCGGCACGAACTGTAAAGGTCGCAAGCCGCGTCTGCTACTCCGTTGACGGGTTGGTAATGGTGGTTGTCTCCATGGGAAATGAGTCGTGGGATCATACACTGTCAGGACAGTGGATGTTGGCCCCAAATTGGCGATTGGTGGTGTAGGGACGGTCGGTTCGACCTCGTCCTGCAACATGTTGTGGCCTCCCTCCTTCAAATCCGCCACAGTGGCGGCTATGATGGATTCGGATCCATGATAGTCGAGTGAATACATCATGGACCGCCTCACGGCTGAGTGTTGCTCCCTACGCAGTTGCATGTCCAGGTGGACGCCTGGATCCACACAACATAGGACGCGTGTTATCGCACTGGTTGCCCAGAAATTTGCGACGTTCTCCTTCCAACGGCCCCAGAACGTCCAGTAGGGTTCAGTATGCGGGTGACTAATCCGCACAGCTGGTAAAAACTCGTTATCTCTTATCGTTGTGGCCATCGTTAAAATTTATTAAGTTTTCCGTTTCGTAGTGGAAGGGAACACCTGGAGAATGACCAGCCATCCTGGGGTAACCCCAGGGTGCATTGCGCCCCTCCAACGACCGGTTCGTAACTCCGGTTCTACGCGCAACGCTGTGGACACCTTATGTATCCCCCATATGAACGTACAATGCCACTAGGCATCTAGCACGTTCCCGATTCGCTGGCAGCAAGATGCTAACCTTACCGACGCTCGTAATACCAGCGGCAACCCGTTGTTTGCC